GTTTGTGCTTCTTGGCGCAGGCGTTCCAGCCTTCTGTGAAGCCAGCCGCTTTTGCTGCGGCGACTAATACTTCAACCTCGGCTTGGTCTATGAGCGCCACGGCTCGATCTTCTGGATTCTTCGGCGGCCTCCCCGGACCGCGCTTAGGTGTGGGTGTCTCACCCTGTTTGTCGGACATCTCGTCCTTTCCTACTTCTTCGGTTTCTTCGGCGTCTTGTTTTCTTTCAAGCGCCGATCTGCTGACGTTCCTTTAGAGGGCTTCCCGCCCATGTCAGACCAATTCCTTCAAAGCCTTCGTGCGTAAACCCGGCCCGAACTCGGAGCGCGTCTTGACGGGTAGATCGCTCAGCTTCAGCTTGCCCGACTTGTAGAGATCGAACTTGCCGGGGCCGAGGATCTTGCGCTGGTCGACGGGGGAGAGGCGGGCGAAGATGTCGGCGCCGCGAGTAGTGGGCGGTGCGGTTTCCTTGATTCCCGAGAACCCGAGTTCCTCCCATGATTTCGTGCGCGGCTGCATCGAGCAGCGGCAACAGGGGTGACTTGCAAGCGTCTCAGAGTCTTTGTGTACGCTGCCATCCTTCGACCAGCAGACGGAACAGGTGCGAGTGTTGCGCGCGCTCAGCCACGTCCAGCCGGTCACTACATCGTTGGCCTTGTAACTCGCTGCAGCCGCTTCCCTGTAGACGCCCAGCATTTCGGTACGGGCGATCACATTCGCGCGCCAGCGGTTGCCGTTCAGTGCGCTAGCGATGCCCCTCGCTACCTCTCTCGGGTTCTGACCTAACAGAAGCCCTCGGAGTAATCCCTGCTTCACTTCCTGCACGGCATCAGCGCCGAGGGCTTCCAACCGTTTAGAGAGCGCGGAACCTGCCGCTACGCGCTCGATCAATTTCTCTGGAACGAGTTTAGGAATGACCGGATCGAACATCCCGCCGCCGGGGGAAGTGCCCATCGACTCACGGATCAGTTCAGCCGCGTCCATGCGTCCTTCAAAGGCTGCGGTCATCTGCGCATCGGTAATCGTCTTGTCGAGCAGGTCGATCAGAACGCGGATCTCGGCGGCTGCCGTTCGCTCAACCGCCTCGAGCCGGCGCTGCTTGAGAATCCAGACCGCGTTGATCGTTTCGCCCGCCGCCTTCGCCGCTTTGATCTGCACGGCCAAGTGGGTGAGTTCGGTGTTGATCGAAGCCCAGACCTTGCCGTACTGATTCTTCATCTCGAGGATTACGGCACGCTCTCGCCCGAGCAGGCGTTTGCGCTGCTCGGTGATCTTCTTGTGGACGCTCATTCTTCGTCGTCTTCTAGCGTCGTAGCCTCGACGGTCGCCCGCTTGGCAGCCTCAAACAAGCCCATCTGTATCCAGGTGCGGTTATCGTTGCAGCGGTAGATGACGTGCGTCACGCCCGGCCCTGTCTCGTCATCGATATTGATCTCGGCGATGATTGCGAAGACACCGAGCTCTGCGTCCGCACCGTAAGTCCCCTCTATCTCGTCCATGACTTCAGCGACGAGGTTGCCGATGGGGTGAGTGTCTACGGTCACGCGCTAACCCGGTATCCGCAGCGCTTACAAACAGACGATCGGTAGGTGACTTGTCGCCACTTATGACCGCCGAGCGCCATGCAGATCAGAATCTTAGCTTTCAGGGCGTTAGGCATCGTGCATCTCTCGATCTGCTATTGCCGCCAGTACGTCGCGTTTGATTGGGCGCTGAAAATAGATACCAGCGCGCCAGATTCCCGTTTTCCGGCCGCACCATCGCCCAAGTTTCACGCTTGGCCAGCGCTGGAAGCGCCGCATGTTCTCTTCGTTCACTCTTCCCACGACCAGAAGAAGGTGAAAGGGGCGCTCTGCCCGTTTGTAAGCTGCCCATTTATACGTAGTTCATGGGAGCCGGGGCGGGCTTTTCTGACCCGCAAACGAGACAGCAGCGCCCCTAACTTGGGGCTATTCATCGTCTTATGCCAACTTAAGATCATAACTTGGACTAACGGACTCCACTATTACAAGTTACCGCCGCACTTCCCCAGGCCATGATGATGCCGCTAATGCAGAAACCGGCGAGTATCGCAGTGGCGAGCCATTGACCATCGAGTCCGGCTCCGACCGCTACGCCAGCCGCAAACCCCGACTGGAACATCCAGAGTCTTGTCATACCGCCGTCCCCGCCATTACTTGCCCGTCCATCGGCATAGTCGGTTCCTCACTAGCCGCCCCATCAGCATTCCCCGCGTTGAAGAACATGTCCTGAGTCTGCTTGGATTCTGCCAATTCTTGCGCCTTCTTATCGCGCTCCTCCTCGGGATCGAAGCCGAGCCGTGTGAGGTTCGTATCTTTCGACACTCCGAGCTGGTCATAGATTAGCGCCGTATTAGCTTCCTCGAGATCGTTACGCGACTCTGCATCATCCCACTCGCAGCGGATAGTCAGCGTATCGAGATCGGCAGGCGGCGCATCGGCGAAGGTCTGACCAAGCCGGATCAGCATCCTGACGGCATTCTCCCACACCGAGCCCCATTCGGTCTGTGTGAGTAGCGCTGTACGCACGATGCCAGACTCGGCAGCCTTGAGCGATTCGCCGGAGGGCATTGTTCCACCAGTGATTTGATACAGCGGGACGCGGCAGCGGCGAGACAGACGAGCGAGCGTTGCGTCGATCGAGTCGAGTATGCCCTGCGGGTTGGCGGCGTCGAACTGTCCGACCTTGATCTCCGTGTTCCCGCCGGTCAGATAGTCGCCAATCAGCGAATCGACTTGCCCCTGATCGAGATCGACCCCGAACACGTAGCGTTGCGGCCAGCCGAGATGATCCATGACCATCATCAGGTCGACCACTTGCTTGTTGAGCTCGTCTTGGAACGGGATCGCAGCCTTGAGGCGCGAACGTCCCATCGGCCTGCCAAGTGACTTGTACTTGAGGTGGAAGACGGGGATGCCTAGCGGCTGCTCATCTGAGTCAACCCACGGCGCCGGCCACGGCTCCTGCTCTTTGCCCTCGTCCTGTGGCTCAGTCCACTTCTCGAAGTCGCCATCATCCGAGGCGCAGAAATACTTCTCGATCCGATCCTCGTAGTAGAGGTTCATGCGCGTAATCGCGGCACCCTCTGGATTGGATGGGCCTTCCTTCTTCGTGTTCCACTTCTTGACCGCGAGCTTCATCTCGTCGGGCTTCTCGGTCGAGTAGTAGACCTTAAACGTTTCTGGCGGGTTCCAGGTCAGACAGGGCTTGCCCTCGTCCACGTAAGCAACCAGGAAGGCGTCTCCCTTGATAAGCCCGGTCGTGTGCGCCACGTCCTGCATCGAGTCGAAGATGTTCTGCTCGAGCAGGTCGTCCACGTAGGAGTGCAACTCAGCGCTCAAGTTCGCTTGCGCGTCCTCGGCTGCCGACGTATCACCCTCATCCTCCGAGTAGATGCCGAAGCCTGAGACGACCAGCCTTTCGGCCAGCACGTCCACGATGACCTCAGAGAAGTTCTCGCACCACTTGACCTGGCTGCCGTGCTGCTCGAGGAAGCGCTTCGTGCGGTCGGTCAGCTTGACGTTCTGCTCGCCGTCGTAATACTGCTCGAACAGGGCATAGTCGGCTAGTCTGCCCGAGCTGGTGAAGTCGGCGCAGTCCTTGAGGAAGTCCTGCTGCTCGGCTGCTGGGTTAGCGGTCATACGTGCTATCCCCCAGATAGTGTAGTTGCCTACTGTTCATCGGGCATCCCGACCTGTTTTCTCATTAGCGTTACCACGGAGTTACCACGTTCTCTCCTGATCGATGTACTGCGATCCCACCAACACCAGATCGCCAGTCCTATAAACAGGTTCCTCGCCATACCGCTTGCCTGAGACAACCTTGGCTTCAGTTGAGGTCAGCATGAGCTCAGTCAGCCCCCAGACAACTGCATCGAGCCGGTTCGGCGATTGCTTCGTCTCGCCTGGTACCCAGGTACAGAGTTCGTCTTCCAACTCGGGCATCGGGTGAGTGTGATAGATCCGCCCGCCCTTGTAGAGCATCGCAACAGGCTCGGCCCGTTGCTGCTTGCCCCTTGAGGCATGGATCAACTTGACCGGCACCTTCCGATCTACCGCATGGATCGTGTGCCTGACCATCTCGCCGCCGAAGTTGGACTCGGCCACGATCAGATCCGCTTCGTGCTGGTAGTACGCCTGGATCGCGCGCTTCGCCCAGACCGCCGGCCCGTCCGTCAGCGAGTAGTCCGCCAAGACGTAGCCGTATTGGGTGTGAGCGTCGAAACCGGCCGCGCAGATACCGATCGCATCGTTGCCCGATTCCGCATCCTTCGCCCCTGACGGGTCGACCGCAATCACAACGCGAGTCAGATCGAGGGGCGGCGGCGGTTCCGACTGCACCATGCCACGGCAGTAGAGAATGTCCGACCTGAGCCAGAGTGCGCCCGATACGTCCTCGACCAGTTCGCCTAGTACCTCCTGCCGGTAGAGCAGCGAGCCGGGCGGGTAGCTGGCGATGATGCCTTCGAGGAACGCTGGATTGACGTTCGCAGCATTGTCGAGCAGGCTCATCTGATGGACAACAACGCGCGGATCGTTGAGTAGTCGCCGGACGAGCGGGTGCCCCTTCTTGGGCGTGCCTGATACCCAGATCCGTGCCGGGTCTTTGCGTACAGCAAACGCGATCGACTCGTCCCATGCCATCTGCCAATTCGACCAGAGTCCTATCTCGTCGCACCAGACGCCTCGCAAGTTCTTGCCTTGAATGTGGCGGGCGCCGTCGTCAGCCGAAGAGATGTAGATGCGGGCGCCAGATCGTAGCGTGAGCTCACCCATCGACCTGTTCCAACCACTCGTGCCTGGCAGGACGGCCGGCCCGAGGGTCTTGAGCAGTCCACTTGGCCCCTCGACACAGACAGCCCGAGCGTCCTTGTCCCATGTCGGAGCGACAACGCCCCACTCACCATCGGGGTCATGGTCACGCTCGAGAACGGCCTCTGTGAAGTTGTTTGACTGGCCCCATGTCTTGCCAGAGCCACGCCCGCCCTGGAGATAGAAGGTGCGCCAGTCGCCATCAGGAGGAAGCTGCGCTTCTCTTGCCGTTCGATGCCACGCCGCCGTTCTGAGACGGGCATAGAGCCGGAGCTTCTGTTTGAGGGGCCAGTTCTCCCAGGAGTTGTTTGATCTCTCGGTCAAACTCTGACTCCTCGGTGATGTTGAGCTCGCTTCGTTTGCCTGCCCTGCCTTCCAACACTTCCCGATGCTCGGACAACTTCACGACTGCATCGGCGAGCGCTTTGATCTGGTGAGCGTCCGACTTCAACTCCTCGATCTGCTCGGTGGTCATGCCACCAAGCGATTCTGAGAGACGGTCGAAGAAACTGTCTAGTAGTAGTGCGATGCGTTCGGCTGCCTTCGCCTTGACCTGTGGCGCTTTGCCGCCATGTGTAGGGCAGACCGTCCCACCTTCGATTGCGTAGCGTTTGCAGGGCTGGCCCGATCGGCTCGAATGCGCTGTGCATCGTTGGCTCAC